GTTTATTGATGTAGCCATGAATAACGATTGCTTTTTTCTCAGCAGGAGTTCCTTCTTTATTGATGTTTCCTGCTCGAATTACGTGTATCTTAGACATATTGATACCGTGTTTTTTGAATGTACCTAGAAACTTATTCTTATCGTCAAAATTTGCTCTTGCAGTGTTAAATATTACATGGTGGTCTGTTTTAGATGTAACATCCTTTACCTTATTTATCATGCTATGTATAGGAGTAGATTCTTTACTAAATTTTTCAGCGTTTCTAAATTCGCCAAAATCATAGCTATGCCCCTTAGGTAGATGATGGTCGTTAAACTCTTGATTAGTTAGAGACTTTACCGTCTTACCTTGAGGATTTTTAACATGGATTTTTGCTGTTGTATGTAGTAGTGTATCGTCAATGTCAAAAATATGCAATGATTTTTTACCAACAGCTTCAGTTAAAAAAGACTTAAAAGTTTTCATTAGCAATTCCACTTACGCAGAGCTTTATTTATTCTTGAATCAGGATCATTTGCTGTTTTTGCAGAAGTCAATTTAGACTTCATTCCGCCCATACGAGCACAAAAAGACTTACGTCGATTTGCAGCTTTGCTACCAGGTTTTAGTTTCGACGGTTTAGTAGTAACGGCAGTTTGTAATTTACTACCCGGATTTTCTCGTCTATAAGCCATAACACCGGCCTTAGTTAATCCGCCTTCAGGATTTTTATACTTATTATCCTGCCAATCTTCGTCTAAATATTCTTTGAATGTTTTCATTTGTTTAAATTCTGTCCAGAGAAACCTTCTTTACTTCTATTTACGACTTTAGCTACCGAACCATCTTTATAACCAACTACAAATCCTTCCGGATTCGTAGGCTTACCGTTAATAGTGTGTTTTTGATTTTGACCTGAGTTTTCTAAAGTCTTTAATAGAATATTTTTTGCTTTATCTAAATGTTTATGTGCATTAAATAATTCGCCAAAATGTTCTTTATTCTTTTCTACATGATGTAGCATTTCTAATTTCTCATTAAATTTACGCATCTTTGTTTCTGGTCTTTTAACTTTTTCTACTTCTTTTTGCATTGATTCATCTAAATGTGACGCATATCCTGCAGTGCTAGGAGTTGCGCCCGTTCGCACTGTTTTGTTTATATATGTTTGTAGATGAGGAGTGTGTCCTTCTACTAATTGATTATGCTGTTTAATATTTCCTAGATGTTCTTTTGCTTTGGAAAGATGTTTTGCAAAATCTTTTCTATCATTTAAATTGTAATCGACATTTTTTTTATTTAATTTATTATGAAAAATATGTACATCTGAACTATTGTGAAATTTCGAAGTATCTACTTCGTACTCTGGCTCTGGCGTATCAATTCTAGTATGCAACGATACACTTATTTTTGCTCGTTTTACTGCCTTGCCTTCTTCCGAATTTGCAGGATAATGATATTTAATTAAATTTTCTTTATGAGTTATCTCATCGCCTTCTTGATTAATTGTTTTATCTTTTTTACTGCCCATAAAGTCGCCCTGATACACACCATGTAACGGTGACAGAATCTTTTTACCGTGTTCTAATAACTGACCCATTTTAGATTGCAATCCTGCAGAGTGTCCAAATTTCTCATTTACGTCATCTTGATTAAACGCATACCCCTTTGTAGCGCCTTTATATGCCACACCAAATTCTTTACTACCGGATTTGGGATTTTTAACATATCCCATTTCGAAAGAAGGTGATCCATCTGCTTTAATGACTACTGCCTTGGTGGCGGATGGCTCTCCGGATAGATGTTTGTGTAATTCCTCTAATCTAGATACATCAGCTTCAGATTCTTTTTTGCCAAAGAAGTGAGCCTCGCCTCCAAGATGAGTTAAATGTTTTGTTGCTTTAGATTTTTCAGCAACTTCTTCTGATAGAAAATTAAGAAATGTTTTCATATTAATGCTTTAACAGAGATGCGCCAGGTTTAGCGATAAATTCCGGTGTCTTTGTTGGTCTACCTTTATTTACTGCTTGGATATTTAATAAAGGTTTTCCACCTTTACCGGTAATAGACATAGTTGTGCCTTCGCCCTTTTTAACCGATAATTCGTCTTTGTGATCTGCTAAAATTTTATTATAGTGTTCTCTGGTATCAATTATACTATGTTTACCTTCTGAATTCGTACTTGCCATTAATACTTTAGTATTAGTTGGTCCTGCAATATGATTTAACACTTGCTTATGTAATTCGCTTGGAGTCATTTTACTTAAATGTTTATGTAGCGTATTAATCATCTCTACTCTAGATGAGTGTGAAGATTTTTCTATAGCATCCCCGACATCCGTGCCTCGCAAGGCTTTATATCTAGTGTGCATTTCTGCAGCAGATGTGGTTTTGCTTGCGCCCAAAACCTTTCTAACCGCCGCCATATGTCCTTCATGGGGATTGGCTAATTTAGTATGATCTACACCATATGTGTCGGACAATGTCTTTGGAGTTTTATTCTTAAGAGTAGGGGCATTATTCGCGTATTTCATACTAAAACCAAGATGCTCAACAGTACCTTTTGGTTTGGTAGAACCGGCACCGTGCACCAAAGTAGTCATCAAATCCGATTCATTGTTTGGATCCTTTTTGCCGGTAAAATGCTCAATATCTTTAGTTTGAGATGTCCACGCAGTCTTATCTACTTTACCTTTAAATCCGCTGGATTTTATAAAATTGTGTAAATGTCCTGCCATTTCCTTCGCATGTGTACTAATACGATCGTAGGTTTCGGGGCTAACCTCATCCTTTAATTTATTATGTATATCTTCAGGCAATTGTCCTTCTTCTCGATAGGATTCTACGTGCTTTCCTTTGTTGAAATGCATGCCTGTTAGTAGCTCATGTAATTTACCCTCTGCGTCGGATGCTTTTCCTGTTTCTCTTGCCGCTTCTATGAGAAAAGATTTGAATGAAGTTATCATGATTGTCCATTAGAATATTAATCAACAATATTTATATTCTAAGTAATCGAGATAAAAAAAGGGCGACCAAAGTCGCCCCAAAGGGGTAATGAAGTCTAGAGTTAGATTCTAGAGGCCCAGGCTTGCACCACGGGATGAATTACATCATCTGTATAATCCATTTTCATTGTATTCACAATAGCTAGCACTATTTGAATGTTGCCTTTAACGTAGCCTGCATTAGAATTAATTCTATCTACGCTAGGCCTATACGGATTTCTCTTAGCCTTTGTACCGATTTCCATATTAAATGCTAATCCGGTTAATTGACATTTACCGTCGCAAGAATTAAAAATCTTTTGAATGTACTCAGGAGTAAGATTAAACTTAAGAATCTTACCTTTTTTCTCAAACGCAACAACCCGAGCTTTTAGTGATTTGAATTCAAGATCACCAAATTTACTTGGATCTGCCTTTTTCGCCTTATGCCATTCACGCAATTTTTTACGAATCTTCGCAGCTTTCTGAGGAGTTAAACTCTTCTTATTCTTCTGATACTTCCAGCTAGAATATGCGGTTGCAATGTCTGCCTCTTCATCAGTTAAAGGTCTAGCTTTAAGTGCGCGAATTTTGTAAATACGATCTGCTTCTTTGCGGAATGCAACATCATCAAAATTGTAAATGCTCATAATATATAGGTAAGATTCTATCTAAGATTAGCCGCGGCTAAATGCGTCGCTACCGTGCAATTGATACGCAGCTGCTACCATTTTGCGGCTAGGTGTACCCATGCGATAGGCAGTTTTGCCATTCTTAGTTGAGTTTGTGTAAATAGCAAACCCTTCAGCACGAAGTTCGCTAATACGAGGACGGACTGAATCTTCAGTAGTACCTGCCAACCCTGCGAGTTGCGAAGGAGTAAACTGACGACCAGACTCTAGTACTTTCAAAATACGATCTTTTAACATATGATCTCCATTAAAATAAAAAAAAATTATAGTAATTATTTACTATATTACAATTATAACAGACTTCAATAAAGAAGTCAATTACAAGTTGTTCATTTATGACGGCGATGCTGACTAACAATATCTTTTTGATGTTTAATCAAATATTCTCGCCCTGCAATGCCATCCTCTACATCTGAAATTGCTGCACTAATTAAACTGCGAGCAGTATCTGCGGATTGATGTTTCTTTAATTCGCGAGCACGTGCACTTGCAATTAAAACCATATCATATAATCCACCTGCTTTTTGAGCAGCAAGCTGAGACGTATAACGACCTTTGTCTACAATATTTTCTACGTTTAAAATTACCATCGTGTTACCTTTATAAATGGTGGGCCTCCCGTGAGTCGAACACGGCACCAACGGATTATGAGTCCGCTGCTCTAACCAAGCATGAGCTAGAGGCCCAAAACTATTTTACTACAAATTTGGTACCCGGAGCCGGACTCGAACCGGCACACCTTTCGGCGAGAGATTTTAAGTCTCTTGTGTCTACCATTTCACCACCCGGGCATTAATTAATAAACATATTATATAACATTCTATTAAAATTGTCAATCATTAGTTATCCAAAATATGATCAGCAGGTTTAGCCCGCCGTAAATACGTTTCTTCATATCGGGTCTTTGAAGTAATTGGATCATAATATGTTTTTACTTTTTCATTAATTTCGTTTAGTAAAAAATGTAACAATTTTACTTGTATTCTTTTTGACATGGATTCTAAAACAATTTCTGCATCTATCCCTGTAGATATTTGTTTGATCGCAATGCCATATTCAAAAAGACGAACTCTCTCCGACCAATTTTCATATGATTCGTCTTTTTGTTTTCTCATAAACTGGAGCGGGGTAGGAGAATCGAACTCCTTTGACTAGCTTGGAAGGCTAGGACACAACCAATATGACAACCCCGCAAATCTTACTTATTATACTCGCCAGTATCTTTTTTATACTGTTCTAGTTTATCCGCATATGCTTCTTCAGATAAATTATGCCAACCAATACAATACCCCGACGGGCTACGACCACATCCACACTTAGGTCCATCTTCTTTTAGTAAAGTCTTTTCCATAGTTACTCCTTATTAGTCTTAGTTGGTTTGATGTCATCAAATGTAGGTTCTTTATGGACACGAACAGGGTACATTTTTGTGTCATTGAAATCTAAAAATTTAAACCAATTCAAAGGTTTCCAGAATTTATGGATTATGTTATTTAGAAAAATAACCACAACACCAATGACTGCAATTCCTAAACCAAAAAGAATTGTTGCTCCCAAAAAAGTTCCTGCTTCTACTAATCCCATATTTATCTCCCAAATGGTGCCCCCTAACAGAATCGAACTGCTAATTGATGATTACAAATCAACTGTTATACCATTTAACTAAGGGGGCGTATATTATACCGCCAGTACAGACTTTAATCTATCTGCTGCGTATGATGCAGCAAACGCATTAGGTTTTACCAACGGAATCACATTACACATACCTTTAATGTATCCTATTGCTTGTTGTATTACGATGTTGCTATTATGCTTTTCATTTGGATTAATATCTAAATGAATTTCTACGTGTCGGTCACAAATTACGTCAATGAGTTTTTGATACAATTCCGCTACCTTATATACTTCATTCATCAAACGAAGCGAAGGTTTGCTACTTTTAGCGTCGTAGTCTATTTCTGTTTGAACTTCACCAAAAATTTTACATCCATGGCACCCATCGATGTGTATTACTACTGCAATAGTGTAATCCGCATACCATTTACCGTTACGCTTATATCTTTCAGAATCTGCTCCTAGATAGATTTTAGTCTCTTGCGATTGCGTATCAATAAATGCTTTAACTTCTTGGATATCTAATCGTTTCATCGTTATCTTCTAAAAGAGTCTAATATAATTATAACACCTTTTTTGCTAGGCGTCAAGCTCTTTTTTACGGTTATCTATAATATGATTGTACATAATATCCTCTACTTTGCGTATACGTTCATATTTATCTTTGGCTCCAAGTATTACGACAGAATACATTTGTCCGTGTCGTTCTACTGCCAAAGCCAAACAATACCCCGCATGACTAGTAAATCCCGTTTTGCTAACAACAATTGTATTGAATTCAAAAAGAACAGGCCTATTTGTATTATTCAAAGTAATTGTTCTAATTTTTTTCTTATAAATTGTTTCAATTTCAATCTGCTTCTTTGTACTAATCTCACGTATAATAGGATATGATGCAGCATTTGCAACCATTGTTCCTATATCTATAGCAGTTGCTTGATTTTTAGCACTTATACCTGAGGGGTCATCAAACGAACTACTTATCATACCAAACTCTAAAGCTTTTCTATTCATTTGTTCTATGAACATTTTTCTTCCGCCAGGATATGCATTAGCTAAAGTTTCTGCAGCAGAATTATCACTCTTAACTAACATAGCACTCAAAATCTCATATCTAGTAAAATTCTTTTTTCTCGGTAATGATCCGCCGACATTTGAATTAATTTGCATTACTTTAGTTAAATCTTTATCATTATCAAGCGATACCATTGCTGTCATTAATTTAGTAACACTTGCAAAAGGCCTAATTTTATTTCCATTCTTAATATACTCATGTGTCTTTGTAGTATCATTGAATACTAAAATACTCGTAGTATCTGTACGAATTATTCTTTTCTTTTTAATATGCTTGTGTGGTTTAGCGTATGCACTCGCACAACATAAAATTAAAGATGTGAATAAAACTATGGCGCCCCGCCACGGAATCGAACCGCGACTAACAGTTTTGGAGACTGCTGTGCTGCCACTACACCAGCGAGACTTGGTTGTTGCAAATATCATTCTAACTCCTAATAAATACTTAAAAAATATTTAACATGAATCCATATATAGAATTAGAAATATCAATTGATGCGTCTGAAGATGAGATAAAAATCAAATTTAGATCTTTAGCGCAAATTCATCATCCCGACAAAGGTGGGGACGAGGAAGTATTCAAACGCATAAAATTAGCATACGAAATTCTGATTGATCCTATTCGCAGAAAAGAATATGATCTATTAGGTGAAGCGGATTCAAATCAAAATATTAAACAATCGGCATTAGATCATATCGCACAAATGTTACATGCAATTGTTCCAAATTTTAATCCCGAAAACGATGATCTAATTACTATTATGGTTGGCCAAATTAATCAAATTAAAGTTGATATGGCTAACAATATTATAGTATGTGAGCAATATATATTACAACTAGAAAAAGTTATACGTAGAATAAATTCGAAAAATAAAAATCGCAATATACTGTTAGATGTTGTTCAACTTCAAATAAAACAACGTAAACAGGAATTTGAAGATTTCAATACACGTATTAAAATTTGTAATCTTGAATTGGAAATACTTAAAGACTATTTTTATGGGCTTGAAGAATTAGTAGCAATCAATTAAGTTCTGCGTTTTTTAAAATCATAATTAGCATTAACTTCGCTTACACCTAAAAGGCTAGTGCAGTCAGGGTTCTCACTTACCATGGTAACAAATTTACGCTGATACACGTTACGTAGATCTTGTGTAAACTTCAAAGCCTCTGTCATTTTTTCAAATTGTTTGCCATACGACGTGTTCTGATGATCAGTCCAATATACTTTAAACATTAATTACCTTCTAATTTGGTACTCCGGGAAGGACTCGAACCTTCTCTAACCGCCTATCTAGCGAATCGAGGTTATAAATCTCGTCGTGCTACCATTACACTACCGGAGTATATTCTGGCGGAGAGTATAGGATTCGAACCTATGCATCCACTTCTGAACGACAGTTTAGCAAACTGCTGCCTTAACCGCTCGGCCAACTCTCCTATACACTATTCAACTTCTTTGTCTTTGATACTATCGTTATAATTCATTTGGCTCAAAATAACGGAATATACTAACCAAAAGTAAGATGCGATTATTCCTATAATGATTGTCCATGCTACAAATTGAGCAGACGCTTCTGCAAAAAATCCAACAAGCAATAAAAGTACAGATATAATGATTGCAAATACTACAGCAGTACGTTTAACAGCTTTAACCTTATTACTCATAATATCTCCTAATCAATAATTTGGTCCGGCGTGCAGGAATCGAACCCACATCGAGGGAGTAGAAATCCCCTGTACTATCCGTTGTACTAACGCCAGGTGTTTGGTGCGGGAGGAGAGACTCGAACTCTCACGCCTTTCGGCACGGGCTTCTAAGACCCGCATGGCTACCATTACATCACTTCCGCTTTAAATATATTTTAACATAAAATTACTTTTCTGTCAAGCATTTTATAAGGAATTCTTAATCTTTTGAATTTACGCAATACCCGCCTTTGAATTGATATACATTAGAATCGAATGTCATCTTTTCATAAATTTCACCATTGAAACATTTATACGGATCCTTAGAATTTGTTATGTAATAATAAATTCCGTAACCTATTACGCCCACAACTGTCAAACCTAATAGTATCATTGGTAGCATCTTAAGCAACCTAACTACTATACCAAAGTTAGATAAAATAAGTGGTAATACTTTGAGTAGTTCTTTCATTGCATTTTACATTCTTTGACTATTTGCTACCAATTTTTCTTAACTTTTTGTTGACTTCAATAGTATGCCCTAACAGTTCCATATCAATGCCATTTGCTTTTGCAAAAGAATAAAGCGCACTAGTATCTTTAGGAAAACACATTCCGTCAAATCCTAAACCATCTTGTCCTGGAACTTTCATATGTGTAGATCCAATACGAGAGTCTAGCTTCATTAGTGAAGAAATGTTATTATAATCTATTTCAAGTTTACTACATAGCATAAACAATTCGTTCATGAAAACAATTTTAGTTGCGAGAAAAGTATTGATTCCATATTTCATCAATGCCGCTTCCTCAATTGTAACATGGGCAACACTAATTAAATTTCTTTGTCCAATACGAATAATACTTTCTGCCTTATTCATATGTGTGCTATTAGATCCACCTATGACTGCAAATTTACCATACTGATAATCTTGTTTCGCATTTGCGGCAGTTAAAAATTCTGGGGCATGGATCAAATTCGGATACTGTTTGGATAATTTAGTATACACCGTGGGCGGTGCGGTGCATTTACTAATAATTGGACCGGAGCAATCCTTCAAATTATCTAATACTTCTTCCAAAATTGAAGTATTACACACTCCATCAAAACTCATAGGAGTAGGTACACATACAAAGATGCCATCGCATTCTTTAAGTTCAGCATATGTATGCGTAGATTTAGTTAGGTCTTTATCTACGATGCGAATTTCACAGGACATATTTTGTGCAATTGCCCCACCAACAAAACCTAGCCCAACGATACCGACTTTAGTTATATTTTCATTTAGCATAATTACTCCTTAAAAGACATAACAGCGCCCGAAGGCGCCGTCACTCACGTTCATTGTCTATTATTTATGCCGCCAATTCTTTGATCTCTGTAATTACAAGATCCTCTTCCTGCACTTTATGTGCAACAACTTTAATCGGCTTAGACTTTGCAGCAGGTTTTGCTACTACTTTTACTGGCTTAGTTTTTGCTTTAGCTTGTACAATCGGCGTACCATTTTTCTTACCCATTGTCTCTGTAATAAGATCAACATCGCTAGCAAACACTCCACCTAGATCAAGCAGATACTGACAAGCTTCTGCCTTCGTCATAGCATTTGGCAACTGTACGAGCTCTAGAGGAGAATGACCGCCCTTCGCAAGCAGCTTAGTACGGGAAACAATATCGTTCGCAAAACGAACTTTGGTAATACCATTTTGAGTAGAAACACCGGCAACTGTGAATTTAGACATAATTTAAATCTCCATAATAAAATAATAACATCAAATTTTTACACCACAACATAATTATATAGCCTTTCGGATAGAAAGTCAAGCATTTGATTCATCTTTTTGGATAAATTGCTTAACTTTGTCAGAATGGCTACATTTTCTACGGAATTGATATCCCGTACAATTACAGGAAACTGTTCCGTTTTCCGACATGACCATATATGTCTTGCCAGTTGATTTGGATTTGACCTGAAATATTCGTTCACTTGTTCTAGCTTCTGAGAACGTATGCCCCACAATAAATTTTTTATGAATGACGGAGGTAGGGTGATTCGGATCACCTGTAAAAACACAGACGTAGTCGGTATCTACCCATTTTGGGTTCGGCACCACCTTGCCCGTAAATGTTACAAATTTGTAATCCTCTCCAAGAAGCACCGACCGCATCTTAGTTTGAATTGCTACCGTCTGTCCTATTGTAAAATTCATATCTGCTCCTCCACTATACCTCTATTATAGCATATTTTGGACAAGAAGTCAAGCACTATTTTTAGCCAAAATAATACCCCAGAATGTTTCTCTAGGGTATTATTAACAGATTGCTATTTTTCTTCTTCGATTGTATCTTCTGTAGGTATGTCAATTACTCCATTTGTTTCAAAGTACTCAAGTGTTTCTAAAATTCCCTGTTGATATCCGTATGCTTTGCAACAATAGCAAGCTAACAACATCAACCCTATTTGTATGAGATCATACAACGAAAAAATCATTTCTCCCATATTTTACTCCTAGTTAACTACATTTTTAATCCCTATTTTCTAGATCATCATACACAAACCAATCTTCTTGGCGCTGTCTTAAATTTTTAAATTGATTATGTTCTGTTAAAAACTTAGCAACTAAACTTTCCTGTAGTCCATATGCTTCGAACTCCCAAGGTTGATCCCAATAGGACACGTCATCCTCATATGTTTCGCCTCTCCAAACAGTAATGTATTTAGTTTTTCTTATCTTTTCCTTCATTTCACCTTTGGCCCATTGTTTAAGATGAACCATTTCATGCGCAAGTGCGGTAAACATATGAATTTTTTTTCTTGTTCTATGAATCTCTACTAAAAATTTTCTAGGTATTGGCAAATCGTCGGCAATATTACAATATGCGCCTGCAGATAACTTATCACATATATGTACTTCTAGTGTTATATGTTTTATCATTTGCGGGGTTAGTAATTTGTGTGCGAAGGATTTTGCTGCCATCCTTAGCATTTTTGTCAATTTTATATCTTTTGCCCCTAGTATAGTAAGATTCATATTACACCTTTCGAATATGCTATCTTTTATTTATTTAGTATTTTTAAGGATTTCCTGCCATATCATATCATTTTTAAATTTTTCTGATACCTTAGATTCTTGCGTATTCTCTACATAACTAATTTTTTTACCCATTGGTATAATATCATTAATACTTATAGCAATTGGACTATCTAATTGTACTAATACTTCGGTTTCCGCATTTTGCAACCTAGTAGAAGACAACCTAGTATTTTTTAAAGATTTCATAATCTAATCTTTGAAAAATCACGCTTGTTGGCTGTAAATATATCCTTGTTTACTTGCATACTATCTCTAGACTGCGGAGGCTTATCATATTTCGGCAAAGACTGTCTTTGCGGATTTCCAGAATCTGAAATATTTTTCTGTGCAGATTCTTCGAGATCATATAACTTCATCTTTGCTCGATCAACACCAATTACAAATCTTTTATTTAATGTAGGATCATTGTATCTATTCTTCAATTGCTTGACCATCAATTGATTCATTTTCTCAAGGTCTTCTGTGGAAATTAACGCAAACATAAAGTCAACAGTAGCAGGTAAGCCAAATGATTCTGAAGTGTCGGTTAGCTCTACATCTGTATTTCCAAAACCAGTTCTTGTAGTTTGTGTCGCACTTAGAATAGGTACATTTTCTTCAACCGCCAATCCGCGAAGTTCTTCCGCAATAGATTTAACTAACGTATAAGAATTAACACCCGAGCTTGCTTTTAATCTTGAACTGGCACAAATATTTAAATAGTCGATAACAATAAGATCCGGTTTAAATTGACGTTTTAATTGTAACTCATTTAACAGTGCTTTGAAATGACCTACGTGTGCGCCAGTAGTAGGATATTCTTTAATAATTAGATTACCCTGTGTCTTGCCTTTAATCTTATCCATTCTATTATCGAATAATGCCTTCGGCAATTCTTTTAGCTGATCCATCGTAATGTTCATTAAATTTGCGTCAACACGTTCCGCAATTCTTTCTTCCGCCATTTCAAGTGTAATATACAGAACATTCCTACCTTGACTTAGTGCAGCTGCTGCTACATGGCACATGAACAAACTTTTACCTACGCCAGTTCCCGCCAAGACTACATTTAAAGTCTTATTAGGCATGCCACCGTTTGTGATCTTGTTAAAGTATTCTAAATCAAACGGTATGCGAGATTCTACTTTATGATAGAACTCATACCGCTTATCTGCATTTAGAATATAATCATGCCCTACATTATTGTCAAAGCATACTCCTAACGCATCTTGCAGTAAGGAGGGGATTCCATCTTCGGATTTGGATTTATCTCTGCCATCTAAAATAGCAACCGATGTTAGAATTGCATTATAAACAGCCTTATCCTTGCAGAATTTTTCTGTCTCTTTATACAACCAGTCTTTATTATGATCCGTTGCTTCTAAGTGTTGCACATAATTGAATACATCGGTATATTGATCTTCATTTAAATTTTTATCATTTTGTATGGCAATGACTAGAGCATCTTTAGATGGTAAAGAATTGTAGTCTTCGATATATGCAGTAATTTTGTCGTAAATGATTTTGTCATTTGTATCTAAAAAATAATCCCGCTTAAGAAACGGGATTACCTTCCTCATATATTCATCATCATGTATTAAGTTTTGCAGTATTACTGTTTCTATTTTCGTGCTCATTCATAGCCTTTACTAAAATGTCTTGGATAATAAAAGATAGAGTATCATTGAATTCTTGACTTTCAGTAACTTCTTCTATGGGTAATAGAGAGTAAATAATGTCATAGTCTACAGAAACTCCATCGTCATCTGCCATTTTAACATCATTTATTGCAAGAGCCAATTCATTGAATTTTCCTTCAAGAATTCTTACTCCCCAATGTTCTTTGTCATCTCTTACTACTTGCCAGGGTTCATACTTCACTTGCATTTGTAAACTCCTCTTCTAAATCAGTATCATCAAATGAGCTAGACATCAGATCACCGGTTGCCTT